GCGACCGGGGCGTGAGTCACGCCCAGGCGCCCATCGCCATGCCTGCGATCTTGGCGGAGTTGTCGCCGCCGGGGACGCCGAGGAACTGATAGAAGCAGTCCGAGCCCTCGAAGCGGCCGGTGCCGCCGGAGACGTGACGCGCGTCGAGAACGAGGCGGTATCGCTTCCAAGTCGTCGTGATCGGCACGGCGGGCGGTGCGACGACTGCCACCTCGGCGCCGCCGCGCGTCAGGCCGATCTTGGGGTAGAGGCCGGTCGCCGTTCCAGTGGCCTTGGCCCAGAAGTCGAAGGTGAGGTAGCGGGGCGTGAACCCGACTGACTTGGTGACGGTCATGTATTGGGTGGCGCCGATGAAGGCCATGGCGTTCTGGATGCCGGCCGGTGGTCCTGGCGGAAGGTCAGTGTTGCTGAGGCCGCCGGTGCCGTTGCTCGTCGAGCCGAAGGAGATGCCCGGGTCGAGCGAGCTGAGGCTGTAGGAGTGCTCGACGAGCGATGCGCCGTCGCTGGGGATGGTGACGTGTGGCTGCTGCTCGGGCTGGTTCTTGAGGTAGATGAGGCCGTCGAGCACGATGTTGGGTCGGTTGGCCCAGGCCTGAAAGGCGCCCATGGAGCTCGGGAAGGAGCCGCCTGCGATGCCGGGGTTGAAGTAGGCCTCGGAGTCTCGGATGATCACGTTTCCCCAGCCGTCGATGTCGAAGAGGTAGGGGACGATGTTGGGCGGGTCGCCTGCGGCCATGAGGAACCGTGACTGGTTGATGAAGACCTTGGCGTGGTCGTGGACGAGGGCGTAGGCGCGGGCGGCGTCGACGATCTCGGCGGTGGTTGCGAGGACCAAGCTCGAGGGCGTTTCGAAGTGGCACTGGTCGAAGGACACGATGCCGTTGGTGGCGACCTCGAGGAGCTGTGCGATCCAGTCGAAGGAGCAGTTGTCGAACTGGAGAGTCTGGTCGCCGCCCATGCTGATGTAGGGGTGGTTGGCGTTGTAGATCTGGGGGTAGGTGCCACCGCTGCCTCGGGTGCCTCCGACCTGGTCTCCGAAGAGGCAGTCGGTGAACCTGATCCGCTCGCCGGAGTTGGTGAAGACGGCAGGGAAGACGACGCCCTGGTTGCAGCTGATGAAGGCGCACGAGTCGAAGGTCAGCATGTAGGCGTTGTCGCCGAACTTGAGCGCGACGTCGAAGCCGCTGACGTGCCAGCCCTGGGCCTTGAAGGATGAGGCGCTGCGGTAGGTGGTGGTCATGTCGCCAGGGGTTCCGGTGGAGACTCCGGCGACGCTCATGCCGATGCCGACGCGGGCGGCGTTGCCGCACGTCACCTCGAGGCCCGTAGAGAGCATCGTCTTGGAGAGGGCGCCGGAGGAGTCTGGGGTCGTGAGGAGGACCTTGATCCCGACGTCGCCGGAGGCGGTGGTCATGACCTTGATCTGGGCGCCTGAGGCGTTGACGATACGGCAGCGCGAGTAGTCCCAGGTGACCTGGTTGGGGTTGATCTTGTAGATGCCGGGCTCGATGACGAGGTCGACGTAGGTGCCGCTGGGCCACGCGTTCGGCGTCGCGCCTTTCGAGGGGGCGAGGGCGGCGGTGAGCGCGGCGGTGTCGTCGGCGGTGCCGTCGCCGACTGCACCGAAGTCGCGCTTGAGGAACTTGGTGACGTTGCGGACGGCGCGGTCCAACTCACCGCCGGTGCCGATCTTGGCGGCGACGTCGTGCTCGAGCGTGGCGTGGTCCTGCTTGCCTGCCTCGGCTGCCTCGGCGCGGGAGACCTCGGTCGCAAGGTTCGCTGCCAGGCCGCTCTCGGCTGCCTCGGCGCGGGAGACCTCGGCGGTCAGGTCGACGGCGTTGGCCTTGCTGGCGTGCAGTCCGGCGACGTCGCCCTCGAGCGCGGTGGCGCGACCGGCGAGCGTGGTCTCGGCTGCCTCGGCGCGGGAGACCTCGGCGGTCAGGTCGACGGCGTTGGCCTTGCTGGCGTGCAGTCCGGCGACGTCACCCTCGAGCGCGGTGGCGCGACCGGCGAGCGTGGTCTCGGCTGCCTCGGCGCGGGAGACCTCGCTGGCGAGGGCCGAGGCGTCGGCCTTGCCCGAAGAGAGGTCGGCGACCTCGCCCTGGAGCTCGTAGACCTGGGTGGCGAGACCGGTGAAGGTGGTCTGGTCGACAGCGGGCGGGTAGACAGGGATGGCGACCTCGCCGCCCTCGATGGTGGCGAGGTCGGTGGTCGTCCCGGCGGCCGGGGTGATGGTGAGCTTGCGCCACTTGAAGCGGTCGATGCCGTCGAGCTGCTCGACGAGCGTGTAGGAGAAGCCGGTCGGGACGGTGGCGGCGTCGACGGGCGCGAGCTCGAACGAGACGTTGCCGTCAGCGGGGATCTCGATCAGCTGGTCACCGGCGTAGATGATCCGGCCCTCGGGGTCGCGGACGGTCTTGCCGTCGACGTTGAGGATGACCTGGATGCGGCCGTTGGAGACGGTGCCGTCAGGGCGCCGGTAGTCGCCGGTGATGGTTGCCATGGCGATCGACATGTCAGGACTCCTTACCGTTGGGGCCGGCGGCGCGGTGGGCGCGGTCGACGTCGAGCTGGGCGGCGGTGCTGTCGTCGTCCTTGAGGAGCTCGGGCTTGACGACGTCGGCGATGCCGGCGCGGATCTTGGCGTCGGTGCCGCCGTTCGCGAGGTAGTCGACCTTCTGGTCGATGGACCGGATGCCGAGCAGGGCGAGAAGTGACGTGCCGAGGGTGCCCACGGCGGCGAGGAGCGCGGGGATCGTGGTCGAGACATCGCGGTCGGCGGGGGCCGCGATCAGGAGGACGACGACAGCGGTGACGACGACGCAGAAGGCGACGACGACGCCGATGACGACGGCGGTGCCGGAGACGCCTGTCTTGGGTGCGCTCACGGGTGGTTCTCCTTGATCTCGAGCATGCGGTTGCGGACGGTGCGGCAGAACTTGACGCGGGGCCAGGCTCCGGGGTCGGTGTGGGTCGACTGGTGGTAGGCGAGGCTCATCTGCTGGTGGGTGGTGATGCCGCGCCGGCCCTCGAGGAGATCGCCCGCGTCGACGTAGTACGGGCGGATGTCGTAGGCCAGGCAGAGCTGGGCGACGAGGTCGGCGGCGCGGGCGAGCATGGCCTGGTGCGCCTTGTCATGCCAGCGGGCCAGGTCCTGGCCCGCCATGTCGCACATCTCGACGCCGATCGAGTCTTGGTTGTGGCCGCAGTGGTAGGCGACGGTGTGGTCGCCGACGCACTGGATCGTCTCGCCCGCGTCGACGACGTAGTGGGCGCTCGTCTTGGCCGGGTTGTGCTCGAAGTAGTGCGCGACCTGGCGGGCGTTGCCAAGGCCGGTGGGGGTGACGGTGGAGTGCATGACGATGAGGCGCGGTGTCTGGGCGCCGCCGTGCCAGCGGGCCGGAATCATCAGTGGTGAGGGGGCGGGGTAGCGCATCAGTAGTTCGCGTTCCTGAGGGTGAGGGTCTGCTGGAGCTTGTGGGTGACCGTGACCTTGGACGCCTGGACGAGGCCGACGTAGGAGGTCGCTGCGCCGGGTGACCACTCGGGCTTGCAGCCGTTGAGCTCGACGGGCTGGCCGAGCTGTGCGAGGGCGGGCGTGGCTGCGTCGTAGACGCGCCAGGCGAACGACTCGACGGTCCAGGGGCGGGCGGGTCCGGGGTCCTGAAGGTAGAAGTGGGCAGCGAGGTCGTAAGAGTGCACGTCGATGCTGTCGGTCGACGGGCGCCCGTAGTTGTCAGGGGCGTAGTCACCGGCCATGTAGAGGTCGGTCCTGGCCAGGTCGCGGCCCCAGCTCGCGCCGCTCGAGGCCGAGGCGTGCCACTGTCGCTGTGTCACGGGCCCTGGCGCGAGGCCAGAGGTGGCGTCGGCGTAGAAGTAACCGAGGTAGACGGAGCGGACCGCGCTAGATGACTTGGTGTCCCACTTGATCTGGTCGGCGTCGACCAGGCCTGCGGGGATGACGAGGGTGGTGGCTGGGTCGGGCAGCTTGGGCATCAGCTTGCCGACAATGGCCGACGTCGCTGGGTCGATCGCGAGGACGAACCGCGCCGGGGTGTAGGGGCCGAGGGGCGTGGGGACGCCGCCGGCATAGCTCGGGTCGTAGCCCATGCACCAGCCGAAGAGCAGGTTGTCGACGAACTCGCCGAGCGTCGTGGACTTGCTGGGTGAGGAGACGCCCACGCCGTTGGAGCTGCCGGGGACCTCGATGACGGGGCCACCTCCGTTGGGCTCGTTGTATTCCGAGCCGACGTAGATGGTGGGGGCGGGCACGGGCGGCGGGCCGGTGTTCCCGAAGGGGGGCGGGGTCGGGATGCCGAGGGCGTTGCAGGCGAAGTGGATCTCGGCCGAGGCGGTGAAGGTGACGCCCCAAGTGCAGAAGTTGCCGCCGTCCTTGCCTGCGATGACGAGCTCGTGGTTGCCCCAGTCGGCGAGAACCTCGGTGGCCTGGATGGTGTAGCTCGAGCCGGATTCACCGGCGGGGATCATGGCGCAAGGCCCGATCTTGCCTCGGAACTGCTCGAGCGGGGTGGCTGCGGTTGCAGGGCTGTAGATGTCGATGTTGACGACGGTGGACGGGTCGGTGAGGTCGAGCGCCTCAGCGGTGGTGAGGTGAACGGTTGCGACGGCTGGGTCGGGCTGCGCGGGCCACCAGCCGTTGTCGGGGATCGAGCGGACGATCTCGACCTGGTCGACGGGTTTGGTCTCCTCGGTGGTGCCCTCGGTCGTGGAGTAGTCCCAGGTGTGGGTGCCGATGGTCAGTACGACGCGCTGCGTGTTCACAGGATCACCGCGCGGCCGAGCGTGGTGGAGCCCTGGCCGAAGAGCCGCTCGAGCTGGCGGACGGCGTCGGGCGCGTTGAGGACGCCGTTGATGTTGATCTGGACGCCTGCGCCACCAGGAGTTGCGAGGCGGTCGAAGGGGTTGAGGGCGCCGCCGAGCTTGCCGCCGAGGCTCTTGAGGTCGCCGAGGTCGGGGACGTGGATGCGCTCGATCCAGTGGACGAGGTCCATGACGGCGTCGCGGACGGACTTGATGACGCTGAGGGCTCCGTCAAAGGCGGGGACGAGGTACTTCTGGACCTGGTCGACCACCCATCCGATCGCGGTCTTGGCGGCTTCCATGGCGCCGTTGACGATGTCGCGGAAGGTCTCGGAGTGCTTGTAGGCGTAGATGAGGCCGGCGGCGAGCGCGGCGATGGCGATGACGACGAGGCCGATGGGGTTGGCGTTGAGGGCGGCGTTGAGCGCCCACTGTGCTGCGGTCATGGCGCCGGTCGCTGCTGTGCCTGCGACGTCGGCGACCTTGCTGGCGACGGTGGCGGCGGTCTTGCCGATCCACGCGAGCTTGTTGGACTCGAGGGCCAGGGTCAGGAGGTCCGATGCGCCGGAGACGACGTCGGTGGCGATCGCGGTCGCGGAGAGCGCGGAGGCGAAGGGGCCGAGACCGACTGCGTCGAGACCGCCAGCGAGGGCGCCGAGGGCGCCCGTGGCGGTGCCGGTCTTGGTGGCGAGCTGGTCGGTCGATTCGGCGACGTCGCGGGCGCCGTCGCCGACGTGGTGGAGGCCGGCGGCTGCCTCGGCGGCGTCGACGGCGACGTCGATCGCGAGCTCGACGGCCTTACTCACTGAGCACCTCCTCGATCTGCTCGAGGACGGAGGAGCTCGAGGGCTGTGGCGATGAGCTGGTCGTCGACGTCGGGGTCGAGCCATCGCTCGAGGCCGCCGAACTCGCGGGCGAGGACGAGGGCGGTCCAGTGAGCTCCGCCCGCTGGGTAGGGTCCACGGGCTCGCTGACCGGTGCGCCGGCGGCGTCCTTGACGGGGCTGAGCTGCAGCACGGTGTCGATCCACTCCTCGTACTTGAGGGTGGTGAGCTCGAGGCGGACCATGGCGTGCCAGCACCACAGTGACGTGTGGGTGAGTCCGGCTTCCTTGAGGCTGCCGGCGCCGCGCTGGCGGGCGGATCGTTCGGCGCGGATCTGGTCGCCGTGGATGATGGTGAGCTCGTGCTCGACGTCGGTGCCGTCCTGGTCGACGAGGACGCGGAAGCGCTGGCGGGTGAGCGTGGTCATGCGTGGACTCCGTCGATGATGTGCTCGAGCTCGTCGTGGTAGATGCGCTCGACGTCGTCGACGTTGGAGTCGATGACGCGGGTGAGGAACGGGTTGCGCTTGTGCACCGGTACGGCGTAGGGCGCTGCGGTGCCGCCGACAACGAGGGCGAAGCCGGCGGGGCCAGCGTCGACGTGGGCGGTGGACTTGAGGCGGCCGGTGACGACCGGGATGTGGGCCTTCTCGAGGAGGAGCTGGCCGGCCTTGGCCGAGGGGATGCGGAGGTCGCGGAGGTCCTCGGCGGCGTGGTCGAGGCTGGCGGCGAGCTCGCGGGCGCCCATCAGGCGGCCCACGTGGGGGTAGGCAGGCCCATGCCGTTGCCGCGCCAGGAGATGTCGGCGGTGGCGTCGGGGCCGACGTCGCCGCCGACGTTGATCGGGACGGGCTTGATGGTGCCCTCGTAGGAGGCGCCGAGGGCGGTGTTGGGCGTGAAGGTGAACGGCTGCTCGGTGCCGGCGTGCTCCCAGGACCAGGCGACGGCGCCGGAGGCGGCGAGGTCCTGGAAGAGCGTGGCGTCGAGAGTGAAGGAGAACTCGATGAACTCGTCGACGACGGTGGCGCGGACCTCGCCGGAGAGGACCTTGACGGGCTTGGTGCCGAAGTCGGTGACGTTCTCCTTGACGTTGAGCTCGCACTTGCTGACCTGGGCGTTGACCTCGAGCGCACCGGAGCCGAGGGTCAGCGTGCCGGGGCCGAGCTGGTAGGTCTTGATGGTCATCTCAGACTCCTGGGGTCCAGTGGATGGGGACGGTGATCGGGTAGCACGGCAGCGGCGCGTCCTCGGTGGGGAGCTGCACCGATGCGACCGCCTGGTCGACGGGGATCGGGACGTCGGCGAGGAGGCAGGCGTAGATGAGGGTCGAGAGCTCCTCGCGGGCGCGGATCGCGTCGGTGTCGGAGACGACCAGGAGCAGCTGGGCCGTGATGGACCAGTCGCCGAAGGTGGTGCGGCCGATGCCGATCGGCTGGACGAGGATGCCGGGGACCCGGACGGCGTCGGGGTCGGCGGTGGCGTCGATGTCCTGAGCGCTGAGCATGTCGGCGTACTCGACACATGCGGCGTGGATGTCCAGCGCGTCGAGCGTCAAGGCCGGGTTGACAGTGTTCATGTCATCGGGCCTTGGGCTTGGCGAAGTCCCCGATGCCGAGCAGCATGGCGATCTCGGGGTCGTTGCGGGCCACGTAGGGGGCCGCGCTGGCTGCGACGGCGTCGGCGCCCGCTGGGGTGTTCTTGCGCCGGAAGATCCGGGCGGCGAGCATCACGGCGCCGAGGACGATGTCGTCGGCCCAACCCTCGGCGATGTCGTCGACCGCCGAGGGCAGGCGTCGGACGTACGCGTTGACACCGGCGATGACGTCGCGGAGCTTGTCGTCGTCGCGGGTGTCGCCGTCCTTGATGCCGAGCTGGACGCGGACGGCGGTGAGAGTTGCGGGGCCACCGCCGGGGATCGGGTCCCCGGCGGTGGCCTCGGTCGTGGTGGTCGTCATCAGACCTCGCGGACCTCGACCTGGTCGGCGTCGAGCTCGCGCGCCTTGGCGTGGTCCTTGGCGGCCTTCTCCGCTGCGGCCTTGGTGTCGTGGACCTCGCCGACGAAGCGGAGCGCGTCGAGGTCGTAGGCGGCGTACCGCGTCTTGTTCTCGCTCACGTCCAGCTCACCTTCTGGATGCCGAGAGCGGTGTGCTTCTCGGTGGCCCAGTAGGCGAAGGAGACGAGGTCGATGCCGCCGTTGGCGACGTTCTGGGCCTCGACGGTGAACGGCTGACCCTTGGGGGTTCGCAGGGTGCCTGCGTTGCGGACGCCGACGTAGAGCGACTTCGCGGTGACGCTCGAGCTGGGGATCATCTTGTCGGGGGCGACGCCGATGAGCTCGAGGAACGCGGGGACGTTCGAGGCAGTGGTGTCCAGGAGGCCGAGGTAGTCCTGGTCGTTGACGAGGACGTAGTCGGCCTGACCCATCCAGTTGTTCGTCAGGGCAATCTTGCCGGTGGCGGCGGCCTTGAGGACGCCGAGGCCGGCGGCACCGGCGATCGCTGTGGAGTTGCCCGCGCCGATGATGTAGGCCAGGGCCTTCTGGTCGAGCATCTTGACCAGGGCCTCGGCGCACGCCTTGAGGTAGCTGCGGATGAACGCGGCGTTGTCCTCGCCGGGGAAGTCGAAGAACTTCCGGTCGATGTCGTTGCCGACGACCAGGCGGGCGGCGGACCAGTTGTCGGCGGCGACGGCGATCGTCGGGGTGGTGATCGCGGCCTTGTCACCGGCGTAGTCCTGCGCGACAGGCTTGGTGGTCCAGTGCCAGCCGATGCCCGAGAAGTTGTCCATGCCGTCCGCGCCGAGGAGCGGGATGAACTGGGGCTGGTACTCGACGCCGGACCAGAGCTCGCCGATCCACTGCTTGCGCTCGACGGTGGGGCCGACGCCGGTCTGGGTGATGTCGGCGAGGGCGGCGGTGATGACGCGGTTGATGGCGGCCGTAATGGAGCCGTTGCCGTGCATCTTGTTGGCCGACCAGGCCGCGACGATCTGGTTGACGAAGTCGTCGAGCGCAGAGACGGGAGCGGTGCGCGTGGCAGGGCGCGGCGCGGCGGTCGGTACGCCAGGCTGCGCGACGGGGACGGCGGCAGCCGAGACCGGCTGGGCGGCAGGCGCCGCCGGGGCCGGCTCCTGGGGCGCGGGCGCCTGGGCGACCGCGTCGTCGACGGCGAGGGTGACGAGCGTCTGGTACTCGGTCTCCTCCTCCGGCGTGCGGGTGTTCTGGGCGCGCAGCTCCTCGAGCCTGCGCCGCTGCTCCTCGGTCATGAGGGCTCCTTTCTGGTCCACGCCGGAGTTGGCGGGAGTCTTGGCCGCTGCGATCTGGTCGACGCGTGCGGAGTTGAATGCGGGCTCTGCTACCTGGCCCATGCCGACGACGCGGCCGGAGGTGATAACGCCTCCGCTCACGGTGGCGTCCTCGAGGGCGAAGGAGAGTCCGGCGCGGGTGCGGTCGGCTGCCTCGGCGATCGCCTGGTCGCCGAGCTCGCCGTCGACGACGCGGGCGGCGATGTAGAGCCGCTCGGGGCTGTCGTCGACGAGCTGCAGGCTGCCTCGAACGATTGACGCGTCGTGCTCGAGCGTGAGGGGGACGGTGGTGACGTCATCGGGGAACTGCAGAGCGCCAGGTGCCACCCTGAGGGGACCGGCGGAGGTGAGGCCGGTTTCGCCGTACCGGAACACCGTGCCTGCGATCATGCGGCCGCTCGTGGTGACTGCGGCTCCGGTGATGGAAAGGGTGATCTTCATCAGTCTTCCCTCGGGTCGCTGGTCTGCTCGGGGATCGCGTTGAGCGTGGAGACGTCGAAGGCGACGACGGTGCCGGAGGGCACGCAGTCGTCCATCGACAGCCGGGTCTCGATGGGCGTCATGTAGGCGCGGAGGTCGAGGTCGATAAACTCGGCGTTGCGGCCCGACTGGGTCTCGTAGTTGAGCGACGCCTTGGGGGCAGTGGCGTCGACCATGCCGGCCGAGACGCCGATCGATCGCGCCAGGTCGACGGCGGCAGCGTTGCGGGCCTCGATCATCAGCTGGGAGTCGCCGCCGGCGCCGCGCTCGATGACCTCGATGTAGCGGTTGGTGAACGCCACGCCGCCGTTCTCGCCCGCGCGTGCTGCTGCCCACTGGGCGATGAGCTTGTCGATCTCGTCGTCAGTCAGGTCGGCTCCGCCAGTCTGGTGGAGCTCGAGCTGGGGGATCGGGTTCTTGAGGCGCTGGCGGACGATCTTGTAGAGGTCGCGGGCGTCTCGCAGTACGTCGGATCCGTGCGCGAGGAGACCCTCGTCGAAGCCCGGGATGAGGATGACCTGGTTGTCGTCGACCTCCACGCCATTGACGAGGCACTTGAGGTCGGGAGTGATCTCCCAGGCGCCGAACTCGACACGCTGGGCGCGGAGCGGGAAGCCTCCTGAGCTCGGGGCGGCGTTGTCGCGCCACCAGAGAGAGGCGCCGTAGAAGATGAGGTCGTCGACGGTCCAGGCCATGCGGTGAGCTGGCGAGACGATGTCGGTGGCGTAGAGCCAGGAGGGCTGGTCGAGCAGCGGGGCGCCGGCCTTCATGGCGATCAGCTGGCACCGTGCGATCTGCGTGACGAGGAGTCGACGAGCTCGAGTGATCGTCGGGATGCGCATGGCGGCGGCGCGGGTGTTGATGTCGACGTCGCCGAAGATGTCGCGCCAGACGGCTCGGCTCAGGTCGCTCGTCGACCATGGCGATCCGAGGGGCGCGGCGTCCGGGATAGCAGCCGACGAGGCTCGTCGTGCCTCGGCCTGCCATCTGAAGACGTCGATGATGCTCACGAACGTACGTTCGATCTGGTGGTCGACATTCAGCCGCGTTGACGCGCTCGTGCGCGTGTCGCGAGCTCGTTGTGTCGCTTCGCGGTGACGGCCAGGTGGTGGCTGCTGGCGTGCGTCGACGCGGCGGTGTGCGCTGGCCCGAGGCCGGTGAAGACGTCGCGCCAGCCGCACGAGCAGACGACGACCACCGAGCCGGGGCTCTGGTCGATGGTGATCATGCGGCGAACCTCGCCATGGGCTTGCCTCCGGTTGCGTTGCTGGCGGCGTGGCCGGCGATGGCGGCGGCGACCGCTGCGCTCGAGTCGCCGATGGAGTGGCGGCGGGAGATCGCGACGCCGTCGACGAAGCCTCGGAGGACGACGCCTGTCGCTGACTGCTCGAGCGCGAGGTCGCCGTCGTGCTCGAGCTCGCCGTCGTCGACGGCGTTGAGGAGCCACGAGCTCGCGGCGGCGTACTCCCGTTCGGTGAGCTCGTCGACGTCGTAGCCGAGCCTCTCGCGGAGCTCGGCCGTGACCTCGAGGACGGGGCCGTTGGCGGCGGCGAGCGGTGGGCGGCTGGGGCGCCACTGGTCGACGAGGTCGGCGACGGCTGGGGCGAGCCAGCTCGTGCCACCCTCGGCGCGGACGATCTTCACCGCGACGCCGCTCGAGGTGCGCCAGGAGCAAACGATCGACGCGCCTCGGCGGTCGGCGTCGACGTCGTAGGCAATGACTCGGTCTTCGCCCGAGTAGTCGGGGCCGGTGGCGAGCTCGCGCCAGCGGGCGGGGGTGATGACCTGGGTGCCGGTGGTGGTGCGTCGGTTGGCGTAGGCGCGTTCGTACTCCGCTCGGGTGTTGCGGTCGACCTGGGCGAGGACGTCGGCTGCCTCGAGCACCTTGCCGTTGAGCTCGAACCCGACGCCGGGGTGGAAGGCAGTGATGTCCTCGAGGCTGTAGGGGTCCTGGTCGTCGCGGGCGCCCCAGTCGAGCAGCGCCACGCGGTCCATGCCCTGGCTCGCTCGGTCGATCCAGTCGTGGAGGAACACTGACTCGGCGGTGCCGGCCGTCGAGACCAGGATGATCTGGCGATCGCGGATCGTGATCTGTGCGGGGCCGATGGCGCCCATGAGCAGCTCGCCCGCACCGGGGGCGAGGGCGAACACTTCGTCGGCGATGACGGTCGGCGGCGTGTAGCCGTGGAGTGACTGTGGGGTCGGGGCGAAGACGCGGAAGGCTCCGGCGTCGGCGAAGGCCACTTGCTCGGAGCCGCCTCGGAGGCTGACCTTGATGCGGTCGCCGCCGAAGATGGGTGAGAGGCGCAGGATCTTGACGAGGTCGGCCCACCGCTCGCGGGCGTCCTTCCCGGTCTGAGCGGTGTAGAAGACGTCGCGGCCGGCGAGGGCGCGTTTGGTGCCGAGGGCGCGCATGAGCGTCGTCTTGCCGGTCTGTCTCGGCACGGTGATGACGACGACCTGATACTCGTAGCTGCCGTCCGGGCGCCGCTCCTCGAGCACGTCGGCGGCGTAGGACTGCCAGGGGATCAGCGGAGTGCCGAGGACCTTGGCGATGAGTCGGACGTGGTCAGCGCCGCGCCGAGTCTCGGGGTCAGGGTTGCGTGGGGTTGCCCACCGTGGGCTCGCCCCCTCGGATCTCGGCCAGGAGCTCACTCCAGACATCGCCTGCACCTCCCTCCTTGCCGTCGACGAGGACGAGGTAGGTCTCGCGCAGCTGGGCGACGAGGTTGGCGACGCCGTAGTCCTTGGCCTGGCTTGAGGTCGCGGCGCGGTCGAGCTGCCGCGCGCAGGTGAGCAGGGCCTGGCACATGACGGCGTGACGGGCCTCGAGCTGTGGTGCGAGGTCGGCGATGGTCTGGCTGGCTGCACGCTCGACCTCGCCCGAGGTCCTCGAGTCGTTCCCGCCCAGACCGGGCAGGGGCGCGTCCATCGGGTCGAAGTCGTCGGCGTTCGTCACCGCTCGCCTCCTTTTTCTGCCGGGCCGGGGGGAGACGCTGCGGG